GGGTCGAATTGTTCATTCTGAATATCTTCCAGTTTAGAGCTGTTATCATATTCTGCCGCATACTGTGCTTTATATTTTTTCTGTAACTGCAAAATCATCGACTCAAGGCGTTTTGGATTTTCGGTTTTGGACAATTCGTTTTCAAGATTACGCAGATGATTTTCTTCTTTCATCTTTTCGATTTGCCTGTCATTTAATAAGGAAACGATTTTTCTCTTTTCTTCCTGTAATGCTTCTGCTGCATTTGAAATGATCGCATCTCTGGACTTCTTAAGGCCTACAATTTCATAGGAAAGTTCAGCATATGCTTTTCCAGAATCACTCAGCCGTTGTTCTTTCTGTCTCAGCTCGATCAAATGATTTAAAACTTGTCCTCTCTTTTCTTCAAGAACTGCTGCGTCTGGTATTCCTTGTTTTTTTACGGTATCAATCTCAACCTTTTTTGCGCTAATTTTCTTCTGGATATCTTTTCTGTCTTTGTTGAATTTTTTCACAACTTCCTCGACAGAATGATTCTTGATGATTTCCGAAATTTCTGGATTGTCCTGTAATACTTTATCCGCATTGAACCCTGCCATCTTTTCAAGCATTGCTCTGGCACTTGCTGTTGATTTTCGAAGTTCATTAAGGAATACTCTGGCATTGCTACACATCATAATGGTTTCTGAGTCTGATATTCCTTTTAAAAATTCCTTATACTTCGTCTGGTTGTAATCAAACCCATCAACCTGATATTTTGTGGTACTAGAAGTTTTACCTTTCTTCGTTTCCTTACGGATCACGGTTTCCTCTCCATCAATCAGAAGTGTGAGTTCTCTGGATACGACACCTTCAACTTCTTCTCCGCCTTCTTTTTTTCTGACATTATTCGGAGATGTACCGTCTGCAAGCTTTCCGGTCAGCGTATCAAAATATGCGTCCATCAATGTTGTTTTACCCTGACGGTTCCTGCCGGACACCATTGTTCGTGGTGCAAACTGATATTCCGCAGACTCAAATTTCTTGTAGTTTTCAATATTAAGCTGTTTCAATTCTACTGTTTTCATGCTGTTTTATCCTCCAACCAATATGCTGAAACTTCATAAGCCGTTCTTTTTTCAACCTCAGTTTCAACTTTTTTTGTGTATTCTCGGCTCTGTATTCTTCCTTGCAAAAGAATGTTATCTCCAACTTCGCAACCGCCAATATATCTGGCATCTCTTCCCCAGCAAATGCACGGTATGTAGTCAGATATTCCATGTGGGCGGTTTACTGCAAGAAGAATATCTGCGATTTCTCTTCCGTTTGGTGTCTTTCTGTATACTGGCGGTTTACAGATAAATCCGTCCAAAAGAATATTGTTGGTGTGATATGTACCTTCCTCTGCAAATTTAATTTCTCTTGCGAAAACAAAGAGAATTAATTTACTGTGTTTGTCATCGTGCTTGTTGTAAGAACGGAACTGTCCGTAAACTTCAACCATTTCTCCGGTATAGTCCTGTGTTACATCAATAAGCCTTTCGGATACCATAACTGGAAGAATATCCTTTGTAACGCTCAGTCGTTTTGCCGATACCTGCATTGTGTAAAACTTTTCTCCATATGTTTCATGGCTAAATTCAAACTTGGATTCAATTGTCCCAATCAGTGTTGCCTGATTGTTTTCTAAAAGTTTATTCAACTCCGTTTACCCACCTTTCTATCTGCATTAAAATAGGAAGGGATATCATTGAAGACACCACCGCACTTATGCAGAACAGCTTAAGTACATCCATTTTCGTCATCCACCAGAGTAATAATGCAATCGTGGAAAATGTTCCAACCTGTGCCATCACTCCTACAAAATATAATCTTTTGCGCATTCCGCTCACTTCTTTCTGGTCACTGTTGTTGCAAGCAGGACAACTGATAATGCAATTACAGCCATTTCCAATTTCTTGTTTTTGAAAGACTGTTCTGCAATAATTTCACTTGCAAGGCTCTGGTTTTTAGTTACTTTATCGGTGTTTTTTGTAATTTTTGACATAAAAAATGCCCTCCTGGTATAAATTTTCTTTTCAAATACAGGAAGGTATGTTATACTTTGCCTGTATTTAACTTACCCAATTAAGTTAGATACGCGGCTCTGCGTGGTATTTGCCGTACCCGTGGAGCCAAACCTTACTTATCTTTCTTTTCTTTGAATCAATTCCAAGAATTGCAGCCACATCTTCTTTTTCGATGTGATTGTCTACTTCAATCGCTATGAATCTGCTTCGTCAGTATCACGAATGGATTTCTGGATTGCAGAACTAACTCCATCTGTAACGCATTCGGTAATTGTCTTCCCGTCAATATTTACCGTGTGCGTTACTTTTTTTGTTCTCGTAGGGGCAACTTCTTTCCGAATAGCTTTAAGCTCTTCTAAAATCTGTTTGAGTAATGCATTAGTTTCTTCCATCATATTGCTTCCTTTCTGTTGAGTTTGGCTTCTTATCTCTTTATAATGTAAGTACAGGCACTGCCATGCCTAGTAAATCGAAAGGAGATAAAAGTTTGCTATTATCACCACATATAGATGGTTTTCATCAGTCCGGTGAAAAAGTTTCTGAAACATCAGTGTTTGTATGCAATAACTGTGGTTCTAAGAGAACTGTAAAGTCCGGTAAAACCATCCCTAAGTGTTCGAAATGTAACGATTATACCTATTGGTTCAAAATCGTAACGCTTTGATCACTTTCGATTTCATTGAACATTGTTTCCGGGTGGTATTCATCTTTAAAATCGCTGTTTGCATAATCGATGGATTTCACTTGGAAACAAATGTTTGCACCGTTTTCTGTATTGAATACTTTCAAGTACTGTTTCCCATTTTTTGAAAAGCACATTACTCTTGTTTTATCTGGGATTCTTACAATCCGCGGTGCAAATAATCTTTTTAAAAACTGTTTCAGCACATTTATGACTCCTTTCTCAATCACCGTCTGCTTTTTCAGTTTCCTGTCCCAGAAACTTATTCACGAAATACAACTGCCCTTTCCCACTAACTTTTGTCGTGCGTGTGATTCTGACAGAGCCATCTGGATTCTGAACGTTAGATTCTTTGATTTCAAATAATCCCTGCTCAACGTATTTCTGTTTTGGCATATTTCGTGAACTTCCAGAAACCATCAAATAGCCATTGTCTCTCATCCACTGAAACAATCGTTTCTGTCCTATCTGGTATCCGTTCTGGCAGATAAGTTTCGCCAAGTCACCGATAAGGATTGATGTATGACTTGCAGACACAGCATCTGCGAAAATTGTTTTCGGTCTATCAGCTTCAATTTTCTCCGCAAGAGACTTATTTGTGTCTTTCAGCTTCGCAATCGTCCGGTCTGCCATCTTCAATGCTCTGGCAAAAACCTGTTCTGGTGTGTTCCATGCTTTTTCGAGGTCTATGAGATACTGTCGGCATTCTTTTCCTTTTTCAGTTCTACTCATAAGGCAAATGTGCTTCGCCATATCTACCGATAAAGAATAATCCTGCAATTCTCTAATCTGCACTCCGCCATTGTTCTGAACCTCCGTACCTGTAAGTACGCTGGTGTAATCTTCATTCTCAATGAACCCTTGAGAGTTCGTTTCGAACCATGCTGAAAATCGCTTACTGATTTCAAGAGATTTATGTAACTCTCTGGCTGATACTGTAGGCTGTTCGCCATCGTAATTAATTGATATTAATCCGTTCATATATCTCCTTTTCTTGTTAATCGGATTTCAAAATTTCATCTACCGAAGTTTTTAAATAATCAGCGACCTTTTTCACTTTTTCGGCAGATGGAGAAACTTCATTCCATTTACAAACACTACCTTGCGAAAATCCGCAATCTATTTCGATTTTGCGAATGGAAACATTTCGCTTTTTTGCCAAGGCTTTCACCTTGTCGTAAATCATCATTCGATACCTCCTTTCATATTTTTGCTGAAAATATCACAACATTATTGACATACCTCTGAATATATTCTATAATCAAGCTACCACACAAAATCATAAAAAATAAACTTGGGCATTCTTTATGTCCTTATTTTGTTGCGATATTTTCAGTACTGATAGTTACATTATAAGCGATATTTTCAGAATGTCAAGTACTATTTTTGTGTTTTTTTCAGAATTGAAAGGAAACAAAAAAATGACATTACGAGAAAGAGTTAAAATACTTTGTAAAGAACAGAAAACTTCATTAAATGCGTTAGAAACTGAATGTGGTTTCGCAAAGGGATACGCAAGTAAACTGGATAAAAGTACTCCTAATGCTGAAAACTTGCGAAAAATCGCAAATTTCTTTCACGTATCTGTAGATTATCTGATGACAGGGAAAGAGCCGGAACAAGATTTTTCCGATGAATCTGCACATTTGATTGCACAGATAAGAAAAGACACCGAACTGTCCGATGCATTAAAGAAATACTTCGGGCTGTCCGATGCCAAAAAGAAACATGTTATTGAATTGATTAATCTTTTAAGCGAGTGAGGTACGTTATGTTATCAGAAGCAACTGTATTAAAAGCAATTATTGAATGCATGGATGAAGAACGCAATGCTATGCTTATAAGTGTTCGTGACAAACTGGACTGTGATGATTTATCTTTATTTCCGTTTTTAAATTCACTTAAAAACAAGCACTATATAATTCAATCAACATACGATGCACATGTTACAGACTTAGGAATGAAAAAATATCACGAAGCATTCACAAATAAAAGCAAACAAATTAAAGAATCAGTTTCTAATTCTGCCAAATTTACGTTGAAGCAATTCCTTGCGATCATTACAGTAGTCGTTGGAAGTGTTATTTCTGCTGCTATCATTTATCATTTCGGGTGGCAGTAAACCTAGTACTTTCATAAGAACAAGAATATGAAATACCGGTGACAATTGCCTGTTCTTATTTTCTATCCACAGAAAATTCAGATCACATAAATCTTGGAATTGTTGTTCTGTCAATTTAATGCCAACATACTCAAAGCCTTTCTGCGATGTATCTACGTGGTAAGGCTTTACTTTTTTCTTTCTTTTGAAAAACATTTATTTCACCTCCAATATCGTTTCGGAATGTCGAGTAGCATAAGGTAAATATAACGCAAAATCTTTTGGCTTTCAATTTCATCTATCATTTTTATAATCTCTTTCTTATAATCCATAAATAACCCTCCCGAATGAAACTTTACTACAGTATATGTCTGGACAGTAGAAAATATGCATTCGAACATTTATTTTTATCATATTTTCCGTAAGTCCAATGAAAACAGGACACATGGATTAATATTCGCCCTTGCAAACTGCCAGAGATAGACTGGAATATTTATGATCGCATAGAAATTATTTGTGTAGTCAAAGATAAAATCTGATTTGTGCGGTGAAATGTAGAATTTGAGCGTAGATTTAGACGCCGGTTTCAAAACCGTGCTCATAGTAAGCGTTGAATGCTTGTGCATAGTTTGGGTTGAGTATATACCAAAATCCTTATTGGCATAGTCTTTCACGCACATTGGCAAGTGGATTATGTAGTTGGCAAAGAGAATTACTCCTGCTGCGATCAGCAATTTCTCAATCTTCCTCATAATATATACCTCTTTAGTCTATAATTTATGTATTTAGTTATACCACTTTTTGCGCAAATTAATCGGGCAAAACGATAAAACTGCATTTTTAATGGATAAAAATATGAAAAATATTTCTGTTTTGACTATGCTATTGTCGATTCTTGCGGTATAATATATGCAAATTTTACCAAGGAGGAATGCACCATGAGAAGAAAACTTATAGTTGCAATGCTGTCAGGAATTTTATGCGCTTGCCCCATAGAAGTCTATGCAGACGCTGAAATGACTCAAGAAGAAACAGACATGAATTCTTTATCAGAGGAAGAATACAAGAAAAAATGTACCGAAATGTGGTATGAAGATATTACTTTCTCAAAGAAAAGTCTGGAAGGTCAGTTTGTCAAAATAGATCTTTACGTTGAAGGCACTGCAACAATAGACCCTTATGATTTAATGATCTCCGACAAGACTGAAAAGTATAATCTTAGCAGTAATTGCAGTCTTGTTGGCATTTATTCAAAAGATACCGACAGCTACGGAAGCGGCAATGACGTGGGTATTCTATACTCCAATGATTATGATTTCAAAAATACAGACTATGTTCCAGGGACTTACTTGACACTTTATGGGGAAATTATTGATTATGGTATCGACTATTGGAGCGGTCACAATTCAGCGTGGTTTATGCCAAAATATATCGAAAACGTGAGGGATGTTAAATGAGGAAAAGAAAGAAAATAGATAAAGTGACTCAAAAGATAAAATGCCCTGCTCTTACTTGTCGTAGTGCTAATGTTCAGATCGTTAGTAAAGGATTGTTCTCCACAAAATACCAATGTAAAAGTTGCGGTCGTATTTTCAAAGGATAAACAGCAACGAGCCGAGGATTTTACTCCCCGGCTCTTTTTATGGCAAAACCTGCATTCACGATCACATCTCCTCCCCAGAGTAATCTGGCAGGCTGTACCAACGTATTAAGATGTCGATTTTTTTCGAACTTCTGCTGAACTATTTACACATTTCCGTTTCAGTGCTACTATATTACCATAATTAATTGATTAGATGAGGATAATCTGATGAAAGTTGAAGCGTAGGCGATAAACGGAAGGTGATTACTATGAAAATTGCTATTTGTGACGATTGTGAACTACAGGTTGAGTATTTTAAGCATCGGATTGAACCGTTTTTGAAGCAAAACGGTGACCGGAATTATACGATAGACGGTTATTTCAGTGGGGAACCCTTGATAGATGATGTTAAGGACGGAAAATGGTTTGATATGATTGTCTTGGATGTAATACTTAAAAACGAAAATGGCGTGGATATTGCCAAAGAACTCCGAGAGTGTGGATATAAGGGCAAAATTGCTTTCTGGACAGCTCACAAGGATTTTGTTTTTGATGCGTTGGATGTTGAATTTACGCATTATATCATCAAGGGAAATGAACACGGAAGAATGTTTTCTATGATTGACAATACCTTGAGTGATATGAAACACAAGATGCTCACAATCAGACACAGAGATTGCATTATAAGGATTCCATTGAACAAAATCGAGTACCTCGAAGCACGGGATAAGCAAGTTTTTGTTCATTGCACGAACGGGATTATGCACAGTATGTATGCAACTTTAAAGTCGGTTGAGCCTTACCTTGATAAACGGTTTTTGCGTTGCCATAAGTCATTTGTTGTAAACATGGATTATGTGCAAAAGCTGGATTCTGATTTTACGATGTTTTCCGGGGATAAAGTGTTGATTCGTAAGAACGGATATGCGGATATTAAAAATCAATATTGGGAATACATTATTAAGTGAAGCAAAAGAGATGGTCTGTCAAGGAAGAAACAGACCATCTCTTTTTTTGAGTCCATGCTTAAACTCTGGGGAGGAGTTGAATTATGGTATATTTATTATATCACACTTGTTACACTTTGCAAATATCTTTTGCAGCCACAAATCCGTAGTACTTGCCTGCAATGCGGACATAGTGCCATGAAACACCGTTTGTTGCTTTCTGAGTGAAATTCATCACGTCAACAAGGTTGCCTCTCACAAGCTTAGGCCATTTCTTAATAGACGGATAGTTGCCACCGGCCCACGTGCGTACAACCGTAGATGCCGCAGATACTTTTCCGACAAAGAGACGCTGCGACTTGTTCTGCTTGTTGGTGATTGTAGTCGGTTTGTTTTCAGCTCCGTCAACTTGCAAATACTTAGTTGCCGCCCATCCAATGCCGATTCCAACAACTTTGACTTTCGTCCACATACCGGATTTCTCACCGTTAATTTCTACGCGATTTCCCTTGTTGATCTGTCCGAGGACATAACCATTCGGTTCCTCGCGGATGTACAGGGCATCAACTGTAGATGTGACCGTGCCGGTTGCTTTCCATGTCTCTGTAGAAGTTTTCTCATCTCCCCATGTAATCCAGATATAGCCGTCGATTACCGGATCACTGCGAAGATAGCGTTTATTTCGGCAGGATCCGCCGTTTGCAATGACTCCTGATGCACTTGAAGTGTTTCCTTCGTTGGTGTAGATGTACGTATTGCTATAAGAGCGGACAGATCCGATGTGAGAGCCATCACGGAAGATAACAAGTGCTCCATCTTTTGGCGTGCTGTGCCATGTACCATTTTTCTTCGCCCACTGTGTAATGCTCTGACAATTATAGAAACCGCCGCCCATAATCTGCAACGCTTTTGTAATGCCGAGAATTTTGACTAATTTCCAGAACTGGAACTCTGCGCACCATGGCTGTCCCTGACATCCCGGCTGTCCCCAATTATCTACATCACGGGCAAATTTGGTGTAATTGTTATATCCGGCATTTTTCTGGAAATCATCAAGATAAGCGTTTGTGCGTTTTTCCAGATACGGTTTATTGCCGCCATTGTTTGCGTAATAATCACCGAGGTCTGTGAATTTTTGTAATTTTGTTTTTGTCACTGTTACTTCTCCTTTCTGTTCCGTCCGATAATCTGTATAGAACACATCCATATCAACATTTCCATTAATCCCTGAGACTTTCCCTTTACTGGAATACTGCCATCCTACACCGACATTCGGACGCAATCTTTCCTGCACAGAACCATTGTCGCTTGCCGGATAACGAGCAATCCAACAATCGTATTTTTTGAGAGCATCTGTCAGAACATTATTATACCAGTCGAGATTACAATAAATTCCGACTTTATAACCGGCTTTCTTGATTCTGGTCAGAAACGCTATTGCAACATTCTCGATAGCTTGCTTGCCAAGGCTTCTCTGCTGACTCCATTCAAGGTCATAGAATACTGGAAAATCAAGTCCACGACCACCAAGAACGGAAAGCACGTCCTCAGCTTCGTCAATTGCCTGTGCCGGTGTTAAAGCGTAGCTGTACTTGTATCCACCAATAAGAATTCCATTGGATTTACAGCCCTTGTAGTTGTGTTCAAAAGATGTATCGACTCCAGATTTTTGATGGATTCTTAATATTGCAAACTTAACTCCAGAATTCGATACTTTTGGCCAATCTGGTTTTCCTTGATAAGATGATACGTCAATACCTTTAATCTCCATATGTCTCCCTTTCTCCGGTCTTGCGCCGGCGCAAATTTGTATTAAAATAAGAGTCTTGCGGCTCTGATCTGATTTTCATGTTTTTTCTCCTATATTGCATACTTGCGATATGCATTCTTCACGTTATTCTGGTTGATATAGCAATAGATCTGCGTGGTCTTTCCCTGCAGTGATTGTAATACTGCCTGAATGTCAGGTGGTGAGCATTCTGGAGAAGGAAGTTTTTATATGCTTCAGTTTATTAAAAACTATTAAACTGGTACATATAAAATTTGTACGAATATTATCACATCTTCAACAGATTGGGAATTATCGATATGTCTACCCGCAACAGAAAGTTTTTGTGTAGCATAGTCTATCCATATTTTGTTGATAGCATACCATGATGTATTGTATAGCCAATAATTAGCTATACAAACTGGTTTATATCCACTTAAAGAAATATCTTTATCAATACCAATATATCCAGTACTTGAATTTCCTTCAAGTTTGTAATTTTCAACTTTCCATCCGTTTAACTTCGTGTTTAGCAAATTAATTCCCAGCTTCTCTTTCAGCCATGCGATCAATTGCGACACTTTTGTTTTTTTCATTACATCTCCAGTTGCATTAAGGAAATAATCTGTATCTGCCGGTGCTGCATTGTCTACGAATGCGCTGATTTTCTTTGCATCTAATGCATCTGCCATATTATTCACCTCTCATTTCTTTAACTGCCTGTTTCAGGGATTCAATTTCTTCTTTCTGCTGTTTAATCATTGCGAACATTGCTGGGATCATCATACGGTAGTTCCAGTCTTCTACTTGACCGTTCATGTGTGTGACTGCCTGTGGAAAATGTTCTTCTACATCCTCCGCAATGAACATAGGCAGGTAGCGTCCCTCGTTTTCGTCGCCTTCTGCAAGATAACCGTCTTTGTATTTTGCCCAGACTGGTTCTATTTTGTACCATTCTTCGATTTCGGATGGAATTATGGATTCACCGATATCCTTGTAACGTTTGGATGAGGATGCAGATCTAGTTACTGTTCCATCTATCATGAGTAACAAATTATATGCATTGGTGTTTTGACTAACATCCAAAAGCTTTGTGGATTTCGAAGTTAATTCGTCAAGAGTAGCTTCCCCCTTGTAGCATCTAAAACTATTATAGATAGTTGTGTAATAATAATCACTTACAATAGGAGTATATGGATTTGTTTTCGAATCAATGCCATTAGCCAAGTAAAACTCAATTTGGGATTCTGCCATTATTTCCGTTACATAATAACCGTCTGATTCGTACCAATATATTCCGATATCAAGATATGAAAGAATATCTCCGTCCCATTCCGATAATCTCAAACCATTTTTATTTGGATTAATAAATTTTAGTTCTTTGTTGTTTAAATCATCACCATATAATAAACCTCTGTTTTCAAGAGAAACTACCAAGTTTCCATTCTTATCATAATTTTTCAGTATACCATTTCCGTTGTTTTTTCCTCCCAGCTTCAACAAACCGCCCATTGCGGCACTGAATGAAATGTACAGTTCCCCATCCGTGCCCCTGTAAACGCCTTTCCATTCTCCATCATTGGTCAGGAGTTTCAAAATATCTTCCTGCGTCAGAGCCGTGACTTCTGTGATAACATCAAGCTTGACTGTGTCAATCAGATTCGTGGTTCCACCCGATGCGTACAAGCTGCACCGTAATCCTACGATATCTTTTGAACCGACACCAATCAGTGAACCGTCGCTGTCTGCGACCAATACTCCATCAGAATCCGCAAAAACGTAATCTACATAGTAGTTAACACTGGCCTCATCTGTTACACTCGAATAAGCGGTCTCCCATGTCTTTCCGTCGGACGTTTCCTCAATCACAAATCTTCCAGAATAATCTCTTCTACCTGTATTCTCACCATCACGGTAGTGCGCACTAAATGTCACAATATTCGGCGTTATGCTGTTTTCACTTTCTCTTTTCAGAATTGTAGCAGATGATTCTAACACGTAAGTTCTTCCGGGAGTACCAGATTTCTGTTTAGATACGCTGAATCTTTTGGTTATGGTGATGGCATTCAGATACACTGCTTTGATGTCAACCCATACATTGTCTGCCGTAACTTCGCTAACAGTATAAGTGTGCGTAGTTTTATCCCAGATTCCGGTCACATTTTCAGATTTCGTGATTGTATAACTGCAATTGTCCGTTACATCCGTCGTTCCGTACATTACCTGTGCGGTGGTCTGCACCTGTGGAAACTCTCCGGGAATATTTCCGTTCTCATCAGTAGAAATCGCCTGATATTCATTCGAGAGCGTCATGGTCATATTCTTAGCTGCGGCAACATTTTCATCCAGTTCTTTAATTTTGTCAGACAGGCTCACGTCTCCAATCATCAGATATTCTGGATTGATGTACACAGAATTTGTGTCCATGTTGACGGAAAATATTATATTTCCTTGCCCGTCCTTAATAGTAAGCGCACCGGCGTTGATAAAATCCGCATTAATTCCTTCTGCGTATAACAATTTTGCTATCATGGTTCCGGTTAATTGGAAACCAAACGGATATGTTTTACCACCATCGTTTGACACGCCTACCGCTTCTGACGTGATCTTGATTACATTCGTAGAATCTTCGAGCTTTGCCTTGTCATGGAAATACGAAATTGTACTTCCGTCTTCCTGTTTCACATAAGTTGCAAACAGTCCGCTTCCAATAGACAGAGATTCTTCAAGATTTTGTATGGCACGTTCTCTTGCAGTCTGTTCTTTTTTGACAAGTTTTCGAGCTTCAACATACACCTGAGTAAGTTGCCCGTACCGCACAGTGCTGTTTTTTGCTGCGCTTTTTGCATTGCAGGCAATCTTTTGTCCAGATCCCGGCTGCAAAGTGGTAGTCGTGAGGTATGTGTTATACAGATTCCCATTACGGTCTTCAATCGTAATTGCATCACCGGCTTCCAACGCAACATCTGTTGGACATTCCGATTCAAACGGGCGGAATACCATTCCAACGCATTTCTCGGCAATCATCGAAGCAATGGTTTGTCCGTCGCCTTTACGAATTAATTTATTGTCAGAAATGGCCAGTACATATCCCTGTGTACCAACCATATAGCTTTCTGGTTCTTCATTTGAAGAATCACTGTATTCAGTTACTTGAATACCAGTAATTACAACATCGGTGTGCTGTGGTGTAAACCCGTAGGTCGTGTCGATTTTCTGTGCATCTGTTTTTTCCGTATCATACCACTTTACGCAAAGTCTGCCATATTCATCACATCTTAACCACTGGCATCCGATCTGAGCTACCCATTGTAATACCTGTCGGAACGTCAAAGCCTCATTGTCAGGACGTATCTGTACAATATAATCATCTCTGTCAAAAGACGTTGTCTGCAAGGTTACTCCACATACTTCGCAGGCATCCCTGATAATTTGCCCTCTGGTTGCCGGATATTTAAGCTTACTGTCAGAATAATTACGATCAAATTTCCGCATGTTATCTTCGCACGTCAGGTCGATGGTTACTGTTTCGTCTTCTGGCTGTTCAACAACTGTCATTGTACAAATGCGGATTTTTTCAGTAGTTTCATTGTCCAGTTCCAATCCAACATATGTAACTACTTCTGCTCCCTCAAAATCATAACCAGAGTATTCGCCATTAAAGTTATTAATACTTAAATCCAACACATTAACGATTGCAGAGCCAATGTCGAAACTGCTGTCACTAGACACTGAATCTTCGAAACTTAATCCGTTTTGCCACAAATCAGCACTGGTCAGATTGAGTACAGTTCCGTCTGTAAGTGTGATATCTGCATACTTGAGGTACTGCACGTCCATTCCGCTCTTAACTTTTTCTTTCCAGTTAGATGATAAATTTCTCATGTATTACCTCTCAATCACATCAAAGCTGATAGATTCCGTCCGCTGGTTTCCTACCCACCACCATTTAACAGGCGCGCTCCTGTCGCCGACATAAAACGTTCTGGTTTCGTATTTTCCAGACATCATATCTGGATATGTAATTTGGATGTACTCGGGATTGAACGCTTGGAGAATCTTAGCTGTAGTAGCCCAATCTTTACCGTTCCACTGCAAAGCTAATTTCCTTTTTTGCGCTACCCTGTTTTTATGCATGACAGAGTCATCAGATCTTCCTGATTTTGCCGCTGATACGTCCTGTAATCCCCATGTGTAGGAAGACGGGCAAGGCATCGAGACACCGTTTACTTTTAAAAATATTTCTGCCATATAACACCTCATAAAAGAAAAAGCACCTTCCCGAAAGAAGATGCTTAATTATACGAAAATAGCGCCTATCGCTCTGATAGACGCTTTATGATTCTTTATTCTATCACATATACAAGGTGAGATTCAGTAAGAAAAAGTTATATTAATGTTTCTTTTGGATATCAGAAATGAATCTTTCGAATTGCTCTTCGCAAAATGATTCATAATCCGTGTTTCCCATAAGAATTGCCCGATTTTTTAATTCTGCCATTGATTGCAAGAATATCGAAACATCTTTTTCCTTTACTTTGCAGATTACGACAACATAATTTTTCTCTCTGTGTTTGTAGTCCCCGCAGAATTTTACTCGGACTTTATTCTCTATAAAAATCCTATCAGCAAGGAATCCAGTTGTGTCTATGTAGGCAAATTGTTTGTTCCTGAAAAAACGACTTCTTCCAAGTTCAATATAATTAGTCTGCATTTCTATATACCTCTTATTAATTCAATAACGCAGTGTCAATGATCTGGAAGTTTGCTCTGTGAATATAAAGGGCTTTCCCATCAATCATAAGTTTTGTCATTTTAGGTAATTTCTTCGGAATCTTCCAATACACCTCGTCACCAGAATATGCTGTGATAGGTTGTCCGAGTTGCGATTTAATAACTACCACTCGGGATTTTCCAAAATAATTTTTATATTGGTTTACGATTCCGGCAATATATGTATTTTCATCAATCTTTCCAGTGGATTGACTGTAAATATCTGTCTGTTCAAAATCTACATCCGGTTCCAATCCGTCTTGCTCGAATATACAGGTATCTCCGCAGCTCTGAATTTCTTTTCCGTCAATGTTGATGGTAATTACAGACGACATTTCATATCCAGTAATCACAGAACCGTCACTGTCGTATGATGTGGTTTTGACCGGATTTCCTTTTACGTTGATTTTGTCCCCGACTGTAGTCATAACCTTTTCGCCATAGTTGTCGTATGTACGGATGGTATATCCATTTCCAGCAAGATCGCCTTTGATATCATTGAGCGTATCGTCCAACAGAGCGCATCCGGCAGCTCCTCCGGCAAAGCACAGACACAGAATTGTCAATAACATGATTTTTAATTTTTTCACCTTTTTTTCTCCCTAGATATACGGTTTCCGTTTGTGGTACGTTATCAGCTGGCTGTATCTCAGGGGCTTTCGCCCACGCATTCGGAACTCATTATTTCTGGTTCCACGTTTTGCCACTATACAGTCCATCGCCTTTCGGATGTTTCTGTACTGGCCTTTACGAAGTCTGATCTTTCTCCGGTTCATCTTTTTCCTCCTTGTCGTCGAAATGACGATATCCCCATTTAGGGATTAAAATAAATGCCAGCAATGGCCACGCTGAGCCTGTCACTTTACAGGCCGTGGCAATAGCCGCTGAACAAGCGATCACTGATACTGCGTTCAGAATCATAATATATTCCATTTTCTTTCCCTGCTTTCTCAATAATTGATTGAATAAAATTGGCTAGAATCTATTTTTATGCGTCACGTGAGGAAATCATCACCTACGGTATTTCAAACAGATTTTGGATTGATTTAGTCAATGAATATCTGTCCTTCATATTTTTCAAATCTGTACTTCTGTGAAATATCTGGATATTTTTCTTTATCAACCAAACTGTAAAACATTTTTTGTGGTCTGGCATATAGTTTTCTTTCTCCATACAAAGCACGGTAAATTATCAGCGGTTCGTCTGTCTCTGTATGCTTTGCTTCGCCGACAATCTTATACAGGTAATCATTGCTCCGCAAATCACTGACGGTTTCTCTCTTGAAATGTTTTACTATGTCCCCCGGTTCAAACAATGGTCTGTCTATTGGCATATTTTCATTCCTCCCGTTTCTGTTTCACGCGGTTATACAAAATGTTCTGTGTCTTCTCCGTGAAGAACAGCCAGATATGATAATCGCAGTCCATATTGTTGTTCTTTCCAATGTCAGAGCCGAAATATTCGTCCATCATGTCCAGATAATATTGCGGCTCATCGTCCTCTTCGACTATTCCGTCTTTCACTATATCCAAGTCAGCATTTCGAATCATACTCAGGAACTGGTCAAGGTCATTTGCGTAGACTATCGGATGTCGTTCTCCTCGATACTGTTTGAACTTTTCAAAGAACTGTTTGACCAATGCCATAGTCAGGCAGATGTCGTGGTCTTCCAAAATATCTTCTTTGTCCCCGTACAGAGAATTAAATCCATTGTACAGGATTGTCGGTAGTTCTTCGTCTTTGTAATCGACAGAGTGATTCTTTTTCGCATGTGCGTACCGTTCCTGCTTCTGCTCTTTCGTTCTAGGTGGTATATTATTAATATTTATATTTATATTATTATTAGGAGCAGAAGTCTTTACTCCTTTACCAGACAATGGTAAAGTCTTTTTCTCTGTACTTGATAAAGTACAGTCTTTATTTTCTGTATTAGTAATGTCTGAATTATATTCTCTGTTAGTAGTTTCTGGTATAGCACAAGCATCTGGAACTGATTGATTTTCCATATGTACTTCATTGATTGCGCACCCATGCACATTGGACAAATCATCCGGCAATTCAATCTTATATTCACTCAACGGATACCCTTTTTCCTTCAAAGCTTTTGCTATATTAACGAGATTTACCCGATACTGCAATGTTCTGTCCCATTTGTATTTTGGGTTATTTCTTTTGGAGACAAAGCCCATATCAACCAAATCTCTTACATAGCGTCTTACTTGACTTGCAGATAATCCAAGCATTATTTCTTCAGCAAGTTCATCTGCTGTTTTGTAAATCCATCCGTAAAATAATTCTCGTTCTTCTTCGCCATTGTTCTTGGCAATTTCGTTTTCTTTTTCTATAAATTTGTCAGCATCTGATACTCGCTCTGACCAATAGATAAACTGTTTCAATATAATTGCTTTGCGAAAATCCCCTGTAATGGCAAGTAAATCTTCACGTAAAACTGCTTTTTTAATTTTATTAACTGTACTGCTCATAATAGATAACCTCCATGTCGTTAATGTGTGGCACCTTGTTGCCACAGATCCATGATTTATAAAAACAGTAGGCAAGTGTATCATGGAGCTACACTTTTCGGTGGCCGACCTAGCCTACTGGTTTTACCAAAATTACGACACTTTTAATTCATGACCGTCATAATGAGAATTTACATAATCAATTATTTTTTCTGCATCATCAGATACCATGTAAAAAGTATCTTGAATAGAAAAAGTATTTATTTTCATAATTTTTACCATTTTCCTTATATGAAAAACAGTACAATTTTTAAAATCTGTTTGATCTCTTATTATTCTTCTTACTTTTCCAAAAGAGAACTCATGCTTATCGTCAACAAGTTTTTGATTATATTTTGGTAAATATTTTCTGATATAAAAAATCTCCAAAGAATCCAGTTCTTCTAGTTGACATTTAATAACAGAAACCGAAGTAAAATGTTTGTCTGTGTGGCTGTACGGACGAAAAAGGCCCAACCTAGACTGCCCGACATAAACTACTTCATCTCCGTCCAGAAGAAAGTAGATAATAGGCTCTCTTGATATTGGAATATTGAGACTTTTTGATTGTTCTTTGAATTTCATAAAAAAATACCTGCCTTTCGTATATAAGATGCCTTGAAATGTATGTAAATCAACAGGCAGGCGGCAAGGCATTTCCGCTTTTCGATGATCGGTCTAGCCTGTTGGTTTTACCAAACAAAAAAGAGCACACCAAAGAATCGTGAGGTTTTTCCCTCGTTTCATCTTTAGTGTGCTCTCTTCTTAACGTTTATGCATTTATTATATTACCACATCCATACCGTAAAATCAATACACAGGTGACGGATTCATGCGGTAATCTGTGTTGTTCTGAGCCTTTGTGACGATTCGTGCCAGTTCACGCTCGTTCACTTTGATGCTGTTCATAATGTATTCTGGTGAAGAACCACCAAAGCCACCATTGTTCATCAAAGCAGTAACTACGCCACGCTCGACAGCTTCCATGATCTCATCTTTCGTAAGCCCCATGTTGCCGTCATAGCCGGACATGATGCTGTCGGCAATGGATTTCATGGCTTTACGATTTTCCAAAGGAAGAACGGCTTCCTGTCCTGCTTCGCCTACACCAATGACAGATGCATTTTTGAACAAACCACCTTTTGCATACCAATTTACACCAGAATTCCAGTTGTAGGAATAGTGATTTCCGCTTGTAGAAGCGTTCATGTTCATCCACATATGCGGTGTACTGATATGGACAGATTTCATGCCGTTTGACAGTTCTTGCATTGCATTTTTGCCGACATTATACAACCCGGTAAACTTGCTCTTGATTGTATCTACAACACAGTTCAGGGAACTGCCAATTTTGTTGTTCATGTCCTTTGAAATGTAGGAAGAAATATCTCTTCCGATATTCTTCCATTTCTTACAAGCAATGTTGTACTGACTCTCGAAATGACTCTCTACGGATTTGTCCATATTGCCAAGTTCTGTGCTCACTGCATTCTTCATTTCTCTGGCTTTCAATGTAGCTTCTCTGGAAGAATTGCCCCATGAGCTAGTAGTTGTGCTTTCCATGCCTTTCATGTAAGTATCGGCTTGCTTCTGGATTTCCGAGAAATCATCTGTGGCATTTTTTGCCATTTCATTTGTGGCTGTCTTTGTATCTTTAGATGCTTGTCCAACAGATGCAGAAATGGTCTTTTGCGCTCCTACAATATTTTGTTCAACCGCTGTTTTTGTTGTAATGGTCGCATTCGGGAAATCTTCACTCAGTTTCTTATCGAGTTCGTCAAGTGGCACTCCGGCATCTTTTAGGCACGTGTAAACAGCATCCAACGCATCGGTTGTGTTGCTGTAAGGTACTTCACTGATTTTATCCCATGCAGTCTTATAAACTCCTCCAAATTCATCAGATTTAAGTGTCAACTGATATAAGGTATCTTTTAGATCAGACACACTAATTTTGCTGGAATCAAATTTGCCAGCAGCCTCAGAGATACCGCCCCCAAGAGCAGATATTTTATCAGTCATTCCTTCAACAAAATCTGCTGATATACCTGCTTGCGCTCCGTATTGCTCAAGAGCTGTTCTAGCTTGCTCTGCTGAAACACCATACTCAGAAAGTTTGCTAACCATATCAGAGTACATTTCATCGTGAGTTTTTCCAAGTCCTTCGTCCTTTTCAATCAACTGCCACAACGCTTCCGATTGATCGTTTGTAAGATTTGCTACATTGGTAAGCTGCGTTGCGTAATCATGGAGATAACCGCCATACTGCGTAGTCATTCCATTACCGCCCTGCATGGTCTCAAAAAGTCCTGCTAATTTCTTGGTAAGTAATACTGCACCACCTACTGCAAGAGCAATTCCACCACCGGTTGCAACGAGTGAACCTAACGATGCCCCAAGAGCTGGAATAGTTGTCGCTACAGCTTCTGTGATTGCGGGACTCAGCATACCTCGTACAGCTTTAGAAAGATTTCCAAAAACAGTATCGCCTGTAAAGAATTTGGTAATGGTGTCAACGAGTGGCATTAATTTGTCACCAATAGCAAAAACAGCCATTGCCTGAACAAATGTGCCAGCAGATGTTGTTCCAAGTCCTTCCCAGATTCCACCAAGAACGTCTCCGATAACCGTAAGTAACTGTGCAAGATGTTTTCCCCAGTCAATTTCACTGAGGAATACGCCTACATTGTGGCCAAACGCTTCCCAATCGACACCTTCTGCGATGTCAATTAATGATGTCAAGAGATGATTGATAAAATTTTCAAGTTTCTGTCCATTCTCTTTCCAGTCAAATTCTTGCATGAAAGTCACAATACCACCTGTGATATTATCAACCATTTCATCCCAATCAAAGGTCGCAGCGAAAGAAGCAAGCGTATCAAAAGCACCATTCAAGCCAGTTGCGAGTGTATGAGCGATTTCACTAAAACTAATCTTTTCGAAGATTCCATTCAAGCCTTCTGCAACAGCTGTTCCAATTTCTCCATATTGAAGATTTTTCACGAATCCAGAGAAAATATCCCAACCACGCATAAAGGAATTTCCAAGTAAATTACCAAAATTGCCCCAGTCAACTTCACGAACAAGCCCCATAATACCATTTGCAAATTTAGCACCAAGGTTCTTCCAGTCGATTCCTTCCAGAAGTTGGTTTGCAGTATTTACAATAGTATTCATACCGGCACCAACAGTACGTCCCATCAAATCCCAGTTGATGTTATCAACCATACTGTTAAATGTTTGGGTGAATGCGCTGGTGAATTTAGTGATGTAAGGGCCTACGTTATTCCAGTTAATGAAATCATAAAGCTTTTGCATTCCCCAGTTAATGCCATCAGCCATGATTTTTCCAAGACCTTTCCAGTCTTTTCTCTTAAAGGCATTTACAATGGCATCTGCCATTTCATTTGCCCTGTTGGACATTTTCTTGAATGCTTCGTCCCATGCTTTTTGATATGCAGACAAAGCATCATCTAATGCAGCATCAAGCGCTGGAAGATGTGATGCGCCACCGCCAGAGCCAGAAGATGGATTACTTGTACTAGCAGAATCAGAATTGTCATTAAGCTGATTCAGTTCATCAAATGAAAGAACCGACAATGTTTTTTCGAGTTTTTTGGCATTCTTATTTGCAGTATCAATAGAATCACTGGCATTATCCATATCATCCGCAATGTTGCTAGTATCTACAGAAATACCGCCAGTAGATGATACAAAGTTAGACAGTTTGATTCCAAGCAATTTTGCAATATAAGCAAACATTCTTTGTAATGCGATTACGATTGCATTGATATACGGAAGAACTGTTTGCAGTATAGGAATGAATAAGGAACCTATTGTTCTACCAAGGGATGCAAAGTTAGCTTGCAACATACGAATTTGATTTGCCGGTTGATTGATCGTGTTTGATAAATCAGCCCACGCATACTTAGAGTTGTTCAGCAAGATAATCGTTCTCAGAATCGTTTTATCTGCCTGAGACAAATTCGATATGCTGGTATTAATTCCAAGATTATACAGTTCCTGCTGCATGTTGGCATTACGGATATTAATGCCGTACTTATCCATAGCGCGGCTCATGCCAGTCAAGCCAGATGCCATGTCCTGCCATACATCTTCAAAGTCCATATTTCTTACGGATGCAAGGTCTGCGCCGATCATTGTAAGCGCATTTGATAACTTCAATGCTGTTTCAGATGTATCGCCCATAGAAGATGCCATCTGTGCAAACGTTGCCTGATACTGCATAGTCTTTTCCGGGTCAAGTCCAAGACTGGCGGTATTGGTTCTAGTCAGTTCACCAGTATCTGAAACTTCGAATCCTGTCAGTTTCTGTGAAAGCTGTTTTGCTCTTTCCTGAAATGAATTTGCATATGCTTCAGCAGATTTTATACCACTTTTTTTCCATTCGTCAGTGTCGATTCCTTCTGCCACCTGATTGAATGCAGAGTTGAAGTAGTTCAGGGTCTCTACATAGTTCATTGCGGATTCTACTGGCGATGTCAGAACATCTAATGCTCTTTTTGCGAGGAAACCTTTGGCGTAAAGAGCACCCAGCTTATTCGTTACCGAACTCAGAGGATTTGACAATCTTCTTATTTTTTCGCCGGCTTCAGAAGATGCATTTCCAATACCTGCGATTGCAGATATAGCTTTTCCACCTAAAGAAATAGCTTTTGAAGCAAATTTTTGAAAAGCATTTGTCAGCCCATGGATTACAGTACTTGCTTTTGAACCTAACGAAGAAAGCGTGTTGAATGAATTCGAAACGCTATTTGTGGCACGCCCTACTTTGCTTCCAGACGATGCTAATACTGCAAGAGCTTCTGTCATTCTTATTGTGCTTGAACTGATATTTGGTGCGCTTTTCATTGCGTCAAAAAACTTCAAAACCTCTTGCGCGAGAGTTGATAATTGACTTGCAGTCTTTCCAGTTTTATCTCCTGCGCTAGCTAATTTTCCAAGAGAAGTAATAAAAGCATTGGCGGATGCTGATACTTCGCTCATGGAGCCTAATTTAGCAGCCGTATTATTTAAACCTGTCGCAAGATTCGGAAGTTCCTTTGATACATTGCCGATATACTGTCCTGTGTTGGCAAGTTTAGCTATAGCGGTTGTGAACCGGCTAACGCTCGGAGAAACGTCTGGAATAGCATCAAGTTTCTGCATCTCGGTAAGAAGTTCACCTAATTTTCCTGTATCAAACTGACTGAAATCGGATTTTCCAAGACGATTGATAGCGTTTATAGCCGCATTCAATCCATTTGCTTTAAAATTCACGCTACCTAAACTTTTTAAAGAATTGGAAAAATTATTTAACCGGCTTATGTCAAGATTTCCAAGGGCAGTGTTTAATGTATCTAATTTTTTTACAAGGTTATTAATAGACCGTACCGCCTGAGTTGTGCTACTGCCTATTTGTATATTGAGGGTATCTATGGTATTATCGGCCATTAAAGCACCTCCTTTTAATCAAAAAAATAAAGGGCAGACAAGACTTTTAATCCTGCCTGCCCTTGTCATTATTACCATGATTCAGCTCAAAATTTGCTTGCATGAGTTGCAATGTCATGAGCAACCTGTCACGTTGCCGTTTCTTTTCTGCTTCAGAAAGATTCTCTTCATCCTCTTGCTTTTGCTTTTCAGCTGTTTGTGAAAATGGCTCTTTAAGGTATTCAGCCTTTGACTTTTTACCAATAAGCACATTTGCAACCGCAGTCTGCACAGCACACATCGTGTACATGTTGAACTGCCATGCTTGCGAATCAGCCATTTTTTGTTTTAATTTGTAGGCTTCCATGTATGGCTCTAAATCATGTGGTGTGGAATCCCAAAACTTTTCCTCAGAAACGCCAATAGACAAATAAAGTGGAAGTAGCTTTTTATGGACTACTTCAGAAAAAGTCAACTCTTCTTCTTGTGATCCTGTGGAATTTTCGGAAGTTTCTTTTCTTCCTCCGATTTCTCCTCCATTGCTTTTACCATTCCGGATAAAAAACCGTTCTTCTCAAGCTCCTTGCTTGCTTTTTCAAATAAAATGAATCCATTCTGAGGATTTTCCTCTGTAGAATCATCTTCGTAGTCGTCCAGAAGATCACACACTTTATCGTATGCAATTCTCTTTTCTTCTTCGGTTTCATATCCGAATTCATCCTTGTGTTTTTTTTGCAATCCTACCAGAATCAGTTCTGGAAGCATTTTAATCATATCTTTCGGATTGTTGATTGCTCCCATAGAAGACACTTGTGTAAGAATGTCTGACTGAGTAAGTACGCCATATCCGAATTTTACTTTGTATGTTTTGCCATTCGCTGAGAAACTAAACATGAATTATCCTCCCTGTTTTACATCTTATTCAGCAGCCGCTGTCGGCTCAATTTTGGTATCCAGTCCCTTATATGTATTGATGATAAGAGAAATAGACATGGTTGCTGCTTCGTTCTGTGCAATTTCTGGCATTGGAATTTCGCGACCACATTCTGCAATAACAAAGAATGCGTCGGACATATCCGGGAACGACACCTGAAACCAGGTTGCCAGTCCTGTAGTTTTTGCAGCTTTAGAATCTTCGTACAGTTTTTTAATCTGTTTAACAGATTTATCTGGATCCATGATGAATTCAATTTCCCATGTACCACCAGTATCCTGTCTACCAGCTGCATACTGTGTCAGATAATCTTCCAGTGCAGAAACGTCAATCTGTTCTGTGTCAAGAGAAATACCGCCGATGGAAGAGGCTTCTTCCAGCTGTGTGAATTTGGTAGGCTTTGTGCCTTTCACGGTTTCGACGGCATATGAAAATTTCACACCAAGTGTAGTTAATCGTGCCATTTTGGCTCCTTTCTGCCTTTCGGCTATAACTTATTGCAATAAAAAAGAGCCTTAACGGCTCTGGTTCTAGTACGTAACCCTGTACCGGGAGATAAAAGGATCACCTCCTTCTAGTCTTCTTTGCTTGCCTGCTTTACAATCTGATTTACATAATTACTAAGTCCTGCAACGAGGATTCCCTGTGTGATTGCGGTAAAAATTGCCATTGCGATTTCCTGCGCGCCAGATATAGCGCATGTAGCAATAACATAAATTCCACAAATCAGAATGCCTAAAGCACCAAGGATTGCCGGAATATATTTGTCCGGTATGGCTTCGGACTTTTTAATACCCATTCCGATAAAGTACAGTACAACCGCAACAATAAGAAGTTCCGGTTTCACGTAATTCATAATCTGCTCCATATTTTCTCGCTCCTTTCCTAGAGTAATGTACCGGTATAAATCCGGCTATATCTGCTAACAACACGTTTTATGCTGTTATCAGCATTATTCTGTCTTACGGGCCCGTATATCCTACGGAACCCCATGTCAACCATGGCCTTGTGGCTGGCATCGTCAATTTCATATACTTTTGAAGAAGCTTTTGAACCAGCCGCATAGGATTCTGATTGGAAAGATGGCGTTGTCGCGCACTCATCCCCCTCAAGATTGCCACGTGATGTTGGATTTCCAAGCAAGAACAAACGTGCGTAAACCCTTTTGTTTGAAGCTACCGTCTGACTTTCGTCATTAGAAAAGTTCCCTTTTCCTACAACGGGTTCAATAGTTGTTTTCCATCGTTCAAATACGTCTGAAACTGGATTTTTCACTACATCTGGCATCTCTGTCACCACCTTGTTTTGAGCATAGAAAAAGCACCCGCCATTTCGGTAGATGCTTTTATATCTTACAGTATACATAAAACAGACGTTATATTCAGTAAGAAAAGGTGTTATGTTTTTATGCAGAAAACACTTCTTTTGCGATTCTACGGATATTCTGCATAATTTCTACGCTTGCTTTGTACACGGGCATTGTAGCCTCTGTACCGTAAGAACGCACCCATTCGCCAGAGTTTGCCACATATACCCACGATTCGTTTTTTCCTTTGCCTTGTCCGTAAGAACCGATTGTATAACCAAATTCTTCTCCTTTTGGATGCGGGCTTGTTCCAGCCGGAGTGTTGTAATGGATACCTGCACCGAATTCAATGAAATTCAGATCAGTTCCCTCACACACAAGAGTTGCCTGCGCATAATTTCCGAATCTGTTGATTTTGATGTAGGTATTGTGGCTTTTATCAGAATCTCCCTGTGCCAACATAATATTTTCGTCTATGACAGGAATTCCCAATTCGCAAAGCCTTTTAAGAAATACTTCATTTTTATCGCGAAGACTGTTTTGGTATGCTTTCAATTCTTTGATTGCATTTCCAATAGATTTTTGGCTCAGATTGCATTTGATTACTCGTCCACTCATTCTTCTGCACCTATCTTTTTAATTCCATATCTAGCCAGATTTCCTCTTTGCGTATCAAGGATTTTCTTCAAGCGGTAATCTGGCGGTGTTGTATGAATACCATCTTTCAGAACCAGATTTTCCAGTGTGTCAACCTGTGGCACGGTATCAATCCAAAATACATCTCCCTCTTGCGGATGGAAAGAACGGTTAAAGGAAGTAATGTATCTATCGTAATCTGGCACGATTCCTGCCGATATTTCCTCTGGCGTTCCTGCGGTAGATGATACAGAAAACTCAAAGCTTTTCGGTTGACTGTATGTCGGTACGGTATCTATTCCCTCAAGTGTTTCGGTTACTCTTGACCAGTACACGGTCTGTTTCTGTCTTTTTAATCCTCTCATAATACTTTCTCCAATGCAAAAAAAGAGAACATTTCTGCTCTCTCCTAAATGGTTGATTGTTTATTTTATTTCAGTTTCGTTCTTCATTTCTTCAGATTTATCCATCTCAGAATCTACATTGTGGTTCGCTACACTTAGCGGTAAATACCCGTAACTGGACTTGCACCAGTATGATTAATGCCATGCTCGGCACACTAAATAATAAAGAGCAGGAATCTTCCTGCTCTTTGACTTAAATTGCGTATTTCATGTGTGATACTTTTACATCATCATCAGATACCTTCGCATAGATCATTGTCGTGTTAATGTTAACATGTCCAAGAATCTTTTGTACTTCTGTAATTGGTGTTCCTCTTTGAAGAAGAAGTGTTGCAAGAGTATGTCTGAATAGATGCGGTGTCAATGGTCTGTCAAGTTCTGCTCTTTGACCTATGATACGGATTATCCTTTCAACAGCTTCTTTTTTCAATGCTCCATGAGGCTTACGTTCACTTGCAAATAGGTATTCTGATTCGTCATCTCTGGAGTCAAGATACTGTCCTAAAAGAAGTTTGCTGCGAGCATTTAGGTATACTTTTCTATGCTTATTTCCTTTCCCCAAAACAATCACTTCGCCTTTGTAAAAGTCTATATCTGATTTCTTTGCACCACATACTTCTGTAACCCTGGCTCCGGTACTATACAGAAATTCAACTAGCGCTTTTTCACGTACGGTTTCGCAAGCTTGCCTGATTCTTTCCAACTCCATATCTGTCAGAGGTTGTTTTTCAATGCGTTCGTATTTGATATTTTTGATAACTCTGCACGGGTTCTTGCCTATATATCCTTCGTTTGCAGCCCACTCGAAGAAAGCATGTATGGCAGTTCTTCTGCTATCAAGCGTTCGATTACTCAACCCTCTGCTCTCCTGAGCGTTATACAGATATACGCGGATATCATTTGCAGTAATGTCTTCTGCGTTTTTATTAACTGTGAAAAAGAAATCATCCAGATAAAGATTGTAGAGTTCGAGCGTCTTTTTACTCAAACCCTCGATTTTCCTACTTACAATGTAAGTTTTGTAGAAATCTGGCAAATATCCAGTATACTTTACAACTGCTGTTTCTCTTTGACTGATATCAAAATCATTTACATACAACGCCAGTTTGTTTCTGACTGTTTCAAGATATTCTTCTGGAATTTCTCCATACAGATTTGTTATGAACCCATTCACGAATTTTTCTCTCATAAAAAATACCCTCCTTTTGGGTTCACAAAGGGAGAGTACTGTGCTATAATAATACTGTACCCTTTGTGGTGCTTGGAGTTGGACTTTTTGATTGGTAGTCGGGAGTCCAGCTCCTCTTTTTTGTGTTCTGTTATAGTGATTATAGCACTGTTTGCTCTATCTGGATAGATATTTTAGTGAATTTATGAGAGATTTTTACTTAACTAAAGCCCTCTTTAGTTAATTAAACATCCAACAACCCATGACAAATTACATCCGTCAGCACATCGTTGCCATACTCATTCAGATGCAATCCATCCATGTAATATACTCCATTATTTGTAAGTAAGTCAGTCGGTGGCGTATATGAAGGTTCGTAATCTTCGTTAAATCTACACTTTGCCATACTATCAATGTATGGAACACTATTTTGAACGCAAACTTCTTTTATCATTTCAGACTTCCCGTAGTTACATACAATCCTATAATTATGCTGTTCATCACCTCTTTTACTCGGTATATCTGTTAGAAGATATAATTTGTGGCTTCTATCGGAAAAAAACTTATTGTTATACCTTTGCACGATATAATCAATTTGCTGAATTGGTTTGTTTGACACAGAAGTATCAAATGGGTCTGAACCATTCCATCTACTGACAACATCTTCCCCCAAAGTATTTAATATAGAACCATATGAAAATGTTCCAACGGTTCCTTTATATCCACTTATGTTTCCACACAAAAACATAATGCAAATATCGTGAGGTATATCAAGCATTTCATCCAAATATCCACTATCAATCATTGATTTAGGTGTTGCACCGCTTTTCCCATTGTTTAATACTGTTGCACCAGTTTTTTCTTCAAGCAAATCTTTGTACCACGTATAATCTGATGAACTGCGGCTATCTCCAAAAAGAAGAATTGTTTTTCCTTTTAGATTTTTTATAAGTTGGGTTTGTTTTGTACCAGACAAAGATACTGAAAAATCGCCAGTATTCCCTCCAATATTTATCACACCAGTTTGTCCAATTGTATTCCAATTATCGACGCTAGTAGTTGTCCAATGAATACTTCCGTTTCCGATATTCCCATACTTAACTGAATTATTTTCACCAGTAATTCCAAATCTTACCTTTTTAGGAATGATAGCATCGACAAGTATACGATTGTTTCCTTTTTTTAAATTAAAATCAAAAATATTTGATAATTTTACTTTTGTCTTTTGTGTTGCATCATATTGTTCAAATACATACAATTTGAAATTACAATCCGAAGCAACACTTATTTCTACTTCTGTAAGTTTTCCATTTGTTTCAATAAAATCATTTAACACATAAATCTGACCGCTATTTCCGGAAGACTGTGACAGCATTTCATCTGACGCATGGTCATAATACGTTTTTGAGTTTACGTCAAGAAACAAATCTTTCACGGAATTTATTTCTTTTTCTTGATTCACAAAATCTTCCTTTAGCGAAGCAATGTTAGTCTTGTTTTGCTCGATCTGCTGTGCCTGTTCTGTCGTGGCTCCGGGCTTGACTGGATTCTTTTCAAAATATTCCGTAACTAATCTTTGTATTACCGTCTCTGCTTCTTCTTTTGTGAGATACAGTGACATATCAATTGGAGCGCCCATAGTGTCCCAAACTACGCCGTTCCATGCCACATTCATTCCTGCTTCGCCGTAGATCGACTTAGACTCGATATTGTACATATCGCCAATGTCTGGATTTAATGGAAGCAAATCAGCAGTCGCAACTGTACCTCTGTATCTTACAGGGCTATTTAATTTTACTTCCATATCGGAAATCTGGCGTTTTAATATTGCATATACTTTCTTTGCTGTTAATGCCATATGCGCTTCTCCTTTACAGTTTGTACCATGTATCGGTAGGTTTGTGATATTCGTATAATTCAGAAGTATCAAGGCACAACGCCGAAGAACCACTCTGTACGTAATGTGGAAGTTTCGCCACGTCCTTTGACAGCCCTTCATAATCACGAACCATACCTCTTGCATCCGTACACACCCAACTGCCTAAATCCGGCAACTCGTCGCCAGGATTATACTTGATGCCGTCGAAAATAACTGTGTTTTCTGCTTTTGCCATCTATGCAATCATCCTTTCTGCCCCAACAGGAGCCACATAAGTAAATCGGTTTCCTAAAATATCTCTGGCTGTACCAATGACAAATTGTCCGTAGTCTGCCAGAATATTGCACACAAATTCCTCTGCATCCATCCAGTATTGCTTCTTGACCATGTGGTGAAGTTCAGGCAATAGACCGTAGCTGAACATCACACAATGACCTAATTCATGAATAAACACCCGGTTCAAAAGTTCCCCATGCAGATTATTTGCAATCGAAATTGTCATTGTAGAATAATCTGATACCGCAAGTGTCCTCTGCCCTGTACGGTCAATAAGAACATCGTCATGGGGAGAAACAAAGTGAACTTTCCATAAGTCCCCGTTCATATAAAATTGTCTTAGCATGGTTTATCACCATCCTTTTCAAATTAAATCAAGTTCTTGGAATACTTTAAAAATCTTTGGAGATTGAATTGCAAACCAATCAACCATTTCTTCGTTCGTAGCCCATGCTCCATAAAAATTGGCAGACGAAGAATCAAGTCCACTTTCAAATAAAAAAGCATGAACAATTTCATGACGTAGAATGTTTTTCTTCCAATTTTCGTAATCTCTTAATTCACAATCATCTTTTTTGTTACACACTATAATTTCGTGCGCGGACATATCCGTGTATCCATCTCTGCCTTTTCCATCAAGTAAATCGTCGTCTTTTTCATTCCTGAAATATATTTTGTACTCGGTTCCTAAAATATTTACAGTCAAATTTTCCATAATTAATCCTCGAATTTCATTACGAATTTTCCACCGCATTCACATTTTTCATGACAGTCATATACATTCCAATTAGTTGTTGATTTGTCAGCACTTGGTTTCTGTGGTTTTCCGCATTTCTCACAAATCATTTTAATTTTGACTTCCGCTTTTTTTCTTGACATATTATGTACCTCCATAACTAAAAAGCCCCTGCTACATTTCTGTAACAAGGGCAAAATTCATTTCATATTCAATTCATCTGCTGTATCAGACGGGTCAGGTCAGTTTTCATCGACTGCCTAAGAGTTGCGTCTGCATCTGACCACATCTCTGTAAGATTACGGATAATGTCAGACGTATACTCTTTCATGGAATCATCCATTTTTCTCTTGGATTCTGTATCATTGGAATCATGGTAATGCCTGCGATTCTCGCTGTATCTGTCATAGCTTTCGCCATATCTGGACTGCTTATGGTTCATTCCATCCATTCTCATATCACTACGATCTGGATGATATCCCATGCGGTACATATTACGTTCAAACTCTGGATTGTTCAGATACTCGTCCATCCAGTCATCATCTTCCGTGTACAAATATGGTTTATATCCCATACGACTTCCTTTGCCTTTCGGGGCAAATCTTCCATTGGAATAACGATACCTGTCATATCCCATGCGTCCAAGATACTTTTCTTCCTGTTCGCATTCGTCCATAGCTTCTACGATTCTGTAGTCTTTATCTGCACAAATCGCATACTTTACGGATTCCATGCAGTCTTTTAAATCGTCCCAGTCTTGCGGACTAAGCTTGTCGAAGCCACATGCCTTGGCTTTTTCCATAGCCCATTTTCCCATTTCCATTGCAGCTTTATGCATTACAGTTCCCCCTTTCTAACAGCCTGTGTAACAGGTGTGTCTGTCGTTGGGGCTGTACCATTAATTGCTGTCAAATTGTTACTAGGACTACAAGCCGGGTTTCCTAGCATCTTGAATACTCCACCAGTTGCACTTGTAGCTACTCTGGTTGCGTATTTTGTTCTGGTTCTTATACCACAAGCTGTAACCTGTGCACAGCAACGATTCTGTAACGGATACAAGGTTGTTCCCGTGCCTACCTGAATTACTACCGGAGCGGAAATTGTGGTTGCTTCCGGTATGCTTTGCGCAACAACAATACAATATTTCTCTCCATTGTTGTAATTGCCTGCCGGAAGTGTGATTACAAGATTACCCCCTGTAAACGCAACAGCTTGGCTGATTACAATATGGTTGCAGAGCTTACAAACATTTTTACAACTCATATCTTTACCTCTCAATCAAAATAAGAGGTGAGTCGCAACCCACCTCTTAGAATTAGTCAACCTCTAAGGGTGAGTTACTTAGCAACAACCGTTACCATATGTATTACATCCTGCGTATGCATATGGAGCTGGGACCTGGAATGCAGGAATCGGAGCCGGGTTGATTGCATTGATTAATCTCTGAGCCTGTGCGTACATCTCTGTTGTAAGCAATGCGGACTGACGATCCTGAGATGCAGCACGTTTCAGATCAGAGTTCTCTGCCTGTAATGTTGCAATCTTATCGTTAGTCAGGAAGTCAAGGATTGCTCTTGTGTTGCTGTTCTGGTTTTCCAGAAGGTCTCTGGTGTTGTTGTTCATTGTGTTCTGGAGAGCACAAGTGTTGGTAGCAAGGTTGTAGTTGATACCCTGTATAGCTTCTCTTGTTTCACAGCAACAGTTTGCTAACTGAGACTGTAATGCGTTGGTATTCTGCATACCGGCTACAGTATCAGCATTGATAGCCTGCTGAACGCCGTTGAAGCCTTGAAGCATTCCGACATTCATGCCATTAAAGCCACTTTGCATGGTATTGTTAAGAGAATATGTGCTGTCACAGATACCCTGCTGAATACCTCTGATACCATTTTGAATATCATTAAGGGCGAATTCCTCATTAATATCTGAACGGGTAGCCCATCCTTGGAAGCCGGCACCGTTCGCACCGTTTCCACCATTGCCACCGAAGCCGCCGCCCCAGCCGCCAAAACCTCCCCATCCAAAGATAGCAAAGATCAAGACAAGCCAGATAAGTGAAAAGCCATCACCGCCCCACATATCATTGGCGCGATTATTAGAGCCTGTAGCGGCAGCAATGTCGCTAAGACTGTAATTAGAACCATTCATCATGTTTTTAGTCTCCTTAAATATTATTTACAATAGGAGACATCCGCGGCTGTCGTCCCAAATTGTAGCGATTTTTAATCACCCAATTATGGGGAAGTGTTATAATCCAAGGAATTTCTGGATAATTCCATCTGGAGATAAATGTTTTTCATTGAATACATTTTGTTGTATTTGATGTAGCTGGTCTGCATCACCTTTTTTATATAAATCCAAAGCATTTTTCAATGTTGGATTGTTTCCTGCAAATTTACTCATGTCGTTCATCATGTTGTCAACACTTCCGAACCTCTGAGAAATCATTTTCTCGAATTGCTTTTTCATCATAACGTTTGGGCTGAAATTCATCTCTGCTTACCTCCGTTCTGCTGTTTTGCAGGCTCCGATGTTCCCGATATAAATGTCGGAAACATGTCTTTGATTCCAGAAATTTCAGCACATACATCGTTTCGAAGCTGATTAATCATAGCAACTAGATCAACCTGCTTTGGTTCTTCCTGTTGCTGCTCTGCTTCTGGATTGACAAGTCGGTAAACAAAAATTTTGCTTCTTCCGTCTGCTTGTAATTGTTTCCTGTAGACTTCTGTACCATCTGTTTTTGGATAATAAACAGGATTTCCAGACATATCTACATCTTTTGCTTTTACAGTATCAATGCCATCAACCATCTGCCCTTGAAGCATCGGCATTTGCTGCATTTGTTGTACAGGCTGCTGCATCTGCATTTGTCCATATGGCATTGCCTGTTGATAGTTATTCTGTAATTGTGCCAACCTGTCTTGATACGGCTGTATTTGTCCGTAAGGGTTGCTCATCATTGGCTGTTGCGGATAATACGGATAACCTGCCATAATCTGTTCCTCCTGTCCGGGATTCAAGAATCATATCCATATCATCTATAGAACGATGCTTTTCCCATATACCCTCGTAAGGGTTTCTTAATATAATCATTACGTTTTCTCCTATGATTATATTATATAGGAAGGAACGCTGTATTTGAACGTCACTATTTCGCCACATTTCCGCCATTATACAAAGAAAAGCCCCGAATATACATCGGGGCAACTTTGGCAATTTTTTGCTTTATTTTTTTATTGATTCGGTCTATGGTTCTGGGACTGTACCCCATTAATTCAGATGCTTCCCATAATGTTTTTTCGTCATAAGCCCGTAATCGAAATAATTTTTCTTCACGTGAATCAAAACCTGCTTCTTGCAAGTAAAATTTTCTTTCATTTTCTGAAAAATCTGCATAATTCATATAACTCCACCGTCCTCCCTTACAAGTGGAATCAATTTGTTACATAGGAAATACACCGCTCAACATAAATCCTACAACTGCTCCCACGACTGACGTTATAATGCATACAATAATGGTGTCGTAACGTTTGCCAGGGACTGCCATGAGGATTTTTAAATTGTTGTTCATCTCATCGACTGTTTCTTTGATATGATCTAAGTCATTGCTATACAGGGCAGTCTGCTGTTCGAGTTTATTAATTCTAGAATAAAATTCCTTGTGTCTTTCAGACTGCTTTTCCTGCATATCATGAATATTTTTTTCAATTTCTTCGAAGCGGTGATTGTTAAAGCACTCATGTTCACATCCCATCGCTTTTCCTTTCTTTCACTCCCTATAAGATTTTTGCTCTTTCCCTACTTTAACGAGCAACCCTGCAACGTGCCGGGAGGAAAAACACATTGCGTTCCATCCCATCTTTTTTAATTGAAACTTCCAGCAAAAGGAAAAACACCACAACTTATATATATATCCGAATCTGTTTCCCATGTTCTGTTAACAGTGTTTTCAGAATGTGAGCTTTCATAATCTGCTCCCTGTTTTGAAAGCATTTTATCTGCCACCTTGTATATACAGCCATAGCATTTTTTCATATCTTTAATAATCTTTTCTTCTGTATAGCCGGACGGGTAATTTCTGAATGATGCAAATGAATTAATATTAATTTCAGAAAAAAACATAATTGTATCATCATCATACGAATCACCGTTTCTTATTGCAGATTTTTTCAAATCTTTTGCAAGTTTTTCTATTATCTCATTGTACTCATTCACTCCAAAATCACCTACCCTTACTGAACTAATATTTCAGAAATGATACCAGCCTTATTTGTTGAGGTCAGGGCATAGCCATTATCACTTGCAAGCTGCCTTAACTGTGGCACAGTCATATTAGACAGCTCACTTTCTGTGTATTTATGTGTTGATTCTTCTGATTCAACACTTGCTACAGACGGTGATTGGCTGTTCACATTGAGACTATGCCCGGTTATTCCCCCTTTGTACCGATAACGATACCGCCGTTGGCTTTTGGTGCAACAGGAACGAACATACCGGACGCTTTTGTCCATACTGCAACCGGATCCTGCGTAGCCCACATGGACAGTGTTACAAAGGAACGATTCTCTTCCTGAATGAACTGTCTGTACTCAAGTTCCTCAGGTGTCACGCCCCAGAGTCCTGTACCGAAAGAACCGTTTGCATCTGCTTCATACAGAGTAAATACATCTTCTTTGAAGTATCTTCCTGTTTTGAGAGAACCATCCGCTTTTCTGAATCTGAATTTCTCATCGCAACGATCAATTGTGATTCCGTATTCCTGCATAAGCAGATTTGCAAGTTCCTGTTTGGTCAGAAGACGTTTGTTTGCTGCTCCCAGAACCGCTGTCTGCATAGCAGTATTGTTTCTCATGTAGTTAATCATCTTTAGGGATGTAAGTGCTTTGTTTACAACAAATCCGTTGTCTTCTGCAACTGCAACCATCTTTTGGATATCACCCATGATGTCCGCATCTGGACTAGACCAGTCTGTAAGAGTGACTTTTGCACCAGTCGGTACGCCGTAATCAATATTCAGATCTACATTGTTCTCTTTAACTTTTACGGCACCTGTAGAAAGGAACTGTCCTTTCATAACATTCGCTCTGGCAACAACACCTTCAAAAAGGTTAGCTGCATCATCAAATACAAAGTCTTTCAGTGCTTCATTATCCGGCACACCGTTTTCAATTGCCTGCTGTAATCTTTCGGACTGATTGATTTTTCTCTTAATAAAGAGTTTTTCAGTCAGAACTTTTTCGAAGCCCGGTCTTGTTCCGATTTCTGCTTCAGTATCAAGCGCATGAACGAATGCCACTTCTGGCAGTCTCTGTCCAGCCATAAGTCTGTAGTATTCAGCTTTTAGGTACTGGGTTTTAACATCTGGAAAAATGGTATCAAGGATACCAGGTCTTTTAACACTGAAATCCTGAGAGAAGTTAAGTCTTTCTTCCTGTGTAATTGATTCTAATACATTAAATGGCATCTGTTATACCTCCTTAAAATTCTGGGTCTGTAGTGGTTACGAAAACAATTCCCGCTTTTTCAAGTTCTGTCTTTGCGGTAGTATCGACTACTGCCGGAAGTCTCTTTTCAAGAACACGTCCTGCAACAATTACGGAAATTGGTCTCTTTACATCGTCTGTCATATCAACCTCTTCAAATACGATTCCTTTTGCACCGGTTGCATTTGTCGGATATACAGAACCTGCTTTGATGATCTTCTTAGTTCCAACGGTTTCAGCATTTGTCTGTTCTGCTGTATAGGTTTTAAGTACCAGTCCTACCTCGGATTCGAGGATATTAGGTGTGGATTCGTACTGCTCTGTTTTCATAAAAGCCATAATCTAAATCTCCTTTACTTGAATTAAATATTTACCGGTGCGTTATCGTCCGCCGGTTTGATTTCTGGGTTCATTCTTGCTGAGTATGCTTTTGCATATTCAGATGCATCACTTTTCTTTGTCTCGTTACTGTTGCCAGCTCCACCACCCGGATTAGGCGTGTTTTCAAGGGCTTCTTTTTCCCATGCAGCTTTTGCAGTATCGAGAGTTGTTTTATTTATTTCGGAAATTCCATCAACAAAAGTCTGTGCTTCTTTGAGTGCATCTTCTTCATTCATATTGGAAAATGCTTTGATTGCTCCTGCGTAGGCATCACCTTGCATTCCTGCATTAGCAAAAATGGAAGTGATTTTTCCTGTCAGTGCTTCTCTCTGGGAAGTTGCAAGTGCGGATTCAAGGTCAGAAATTCTTTTCTCGTTTGCAGCTTTTTCTTTCTGGCGTTCCAGTTCTGCTTTCTCAGCGTCTGTCATATTCTGCTGTTTCAGCTCTTCCAATTCTTTTTCAAGGTCTGCTGCCTTGTTGGCTTTTTCTTGTAATGAAGCATTTTTGTCTTTTTCTTTCTTTACTTCTCCTGTAACGGAATCAAGGTATTTAGACACCTGTTCATCAGATGGTTCCTCAATTCCCATACCGATAAGTACCTGTTTTGCCTGTTCTCTTGTCATGAAATCTCCTTTCTTCCAGACCAACACGCTTTGTTCACACGGTTCGCTCCGCACATGATCTGTACCCGATTTGCGCTCACGGGCTGTTGCAATATTTTTGAGTATTAAAAAAGGAATCTCAGTTTTCCAAGATTCCTTAAATAATTGATGTAAAAGCGTCTATTCTTCACCAGTGGAAGAAATTGTTGCTGATTGATTTTGAATTGATTTCTGACTAAAATCTTTAATCAATTCTTGTGCTTTCTTCATTTCTGCGTCTGGGTTTGCCAGTTCGGGATAAACAGTTCCAAGATATGGTAAGCTCATTTCATATACCTTTTGCGGATCGCTGAATAATCCACAAGTAATCAATGCAATAAGCGGGTGAATTTTATTCTTGAACAGATAATCAAGTGCCTGTGCTTTAACAAGCATGTTATCTGTTGGGTTTCTGGTAATTTTGACATCAAAATCTCTGGTAGAAATCTTGACATCATTGGAGGTTTTGCGAATGATGTTGAGAACAATTCTGACAGAAGCTTTTTCGGCTTCTTTTGTGAATGCTTCAACAAGTTTTGCATCTCGCTCTGCAAAATCCCATCCATTACGCAAATATACAGCATTACCAGTATCACCACCGGTGTTGCTCTGGCGGTTTGGCATTGCTTCTACAATCAGCATATTATTGTAAATGTCGTCTTTAGCAACTTGGCTCTCCGACTGGTTTAATTCCGCAGTCATCAAGTCAACATCTGACTGAACACCGTTTCCAGCATCTTTTACAGATATTGCTCCTAGCTTGACCATTTTCAAAAATTCATTCTCGTCAACTTCACAGTTTTTGAATTTCATAAATGCTTGAACAAACTGTTCAACACCGTTTAATCTATCCGACTGATACTTGTTGATCGCATCAAATGCTGTAATTGCAATTTCGACATCAGATAGCCGGTCATGGTTGTTTGGATACTCGATAATTGGGATTCCGCCAAAGCCATTAATGCCGCTGACGGTTACTTGTCCGTTCTTTATCTTGAAATATTGATTTGAAGAATAGCAAAGATAATATTGCTGATTCTCTTCATCTTTCAATATTTGAACAGATAGCATTGCTTTTCCTGTGTTTCTGGAATAAACAATATAAACATCTCCCGGATACGGAATAAAAATTCTAAATGGTGGTAAATCACGGTCTTTTGTCCAATCGTCTTCTCGTAGAATTGCTTTGTATGCAGTTCCTACGGCACTCTGGTATATTCCAAGCTGAATATTTCGGGCATCCGCATTTGCTTCGTCCAGATAATCATTCAGCAGGTCGACCTGCTCATTTATCTTTTTATCTGCTTTTTTCTTTTTGCAGACATATTGAATAGGTTCTCCATATATTTGTCCTGCCTTAAACTTGACAACTTCCAGAGCGTGATTTTCGACAACTCTGTTATTTACTTCCGGTCTCACAAGCTTTTCCCGATATAAGATTGGTTGGTCGCCTTTGTAGTACCGATAAAGATAATTAATCATCATTCTGTTTCGATTATGTGTACCAATCGTATCAGATAGAACTTGAACAACATTTTCGGTAGTAATTTGAGCTACGCCAGTGTAGGCAGTTTTTCTGCCAAAATCGCCTTGGCATAGGTCAACAAAATTACTTTTGTTTCTTCCCACTGCCTATACCTCCTGTTTTTGAGCATGAAAAAAGCACCGAGTTTTCACCCGATGCTTCATACATTTTCATCATATATTATACATAATCGGAAAGTTATATTCAGTAAGAAAAAGTGTTAACTTTTGAAATTAAGCATTTCTTTTACGTAATTTACTGCTTTCCCGTGGAATTGTTTAATATATTCTTCGTTGTATTCCATTTCATCTGCAATAACAGTTAGCTTTTTTCCCTCTATATATCGTTTGTACAAAAAATCATAATACTGGGGATTTTCCACAGACTCTATAACATCTATAAGTTTCTGTTTTTTCTCCATAAGCTCTACCACATTGTCAGCTAGTTCTCGCTGCGCATCCACCAATTTTGCAATTGTATCGCCTATTTTATCTTGGCTTCCAGAAGTTTGAACGCGTTCAATGCCATACGTCGAAGCACTAATGCTAGTAGCAAGCAATTTTAAGTGTTCGATTTCTTCCAGTTTGTTATTTATAATTTTTTCGTATCGTTGAATTTGATTTAGATACTCCTTTATATCCATACTATCTCCTTCCCCAAAATGGATTCTGCATTGCCGTTGCTTTACCACCTAATGGATTTTGTATGTACTCAGCCATCATAGCCAAAGAATCGATTCCGTCATCATGTGGTACTTTTGCCCTAGTAGTGTACGTAGTTACATTAGCCATAAATAATCCGTAATCAGACTTTGCTTTGTACTGACTTGGATGCAGAAAATAAAAATGTTTTGCTATATAGTCCGAATTTACAAGAATCTTCGTTTCTTTATTTGCTGACGTTGGTTTTGTCTCAATTTCAGCTCGGCACTTTCCGGTAATCATTTTCTGGATATTGTGTGCCACACGGTTTCCGACATTATTTGATTCGAAACGAATCTTATGTGGGTTATGTCTTATCAAAATATCTGCTGTCTTTCTATCCAAAATGTCATAGTCTGTAGTGTCATCAAACACCACATCAGGAAAGAAAAATTTATCTCCGTATTGGTATGCAATCGGTAATGATTCGAAGTCGGTTCCTTTATCTTTTGTATCGCATATCGCCCATATTGCATCTGCATTTTTATCTGGAATGATGATGTATTCATCCGCGCATCCATCCGGCACGTCTTCTTTACTGAAAAAGAATCGTTTTAATTTATCCGGCGGTAATAATAATCCCTCACGTTCTACCGGCTGTTGCTGATAAAGACAGTTGTAAGAAATTTCATCCATGGATTCTTTAGCATCATTGAAATATTTCTCTGAGAATCCATTTACCGTAAACAGAAAATTGCTCTTTCCGTTTTCATCAAGTGCTGGAACTGCAATAAACCTTGCCCGTGGGTTTCCGGCATATAGTTGTTGCAGTTTTCCGATAGGGTCATGTACTGACCATCTGGTGGCAATATAAAACTCTTTGCATCCCTCAAGTCTACGGGAACGCAAGTCATTTACCACTTTTGTCCATAAGGTATCAAGTCGGTTCTTATTCAAAGCTTCCTCGATACCAGACACAAGGTCATCGGCAGTAAGAAATCTATTGCATCTAGTGGCACCAGTCAAAGAGCCATCAATAGAGCGAAATGTCCATGTCTTAAATCGTCCGTTTCTTTCGAGATTGACTGTAGTTTCCTTTGCATTTGTTCCTTGGATTTCTACGTTAGGGAATACCTCATGCCACGTGTATTCCACGGGATCATTGATAATTTCCAGAACACCATCATAAAGGGAACGTGTCAGAATGCTACTGTGTGCCGAAGACAGGTTAAAGTCATTCGGGAACCATCCACCTACCAATGATAAAAAGAAATCTTCCAGAGTACTCTTGCCACAACCCGGAGGTACGCTTAATGCAAATATATCTAATTTATCATCCATCAGGTCTTGCAGTGAACCTATGATGTTATGCTGCAAGAACACATTTCTTCGTGGTTCATAGAATCGTTCTTTCGGGATTCGGTTCTTTTCAAGGTAAAGAAGCCCGCTGTCAACCTGATAGTTCTGTGCTTCCATCAATAAATACTGCCAGTAAATATCATCAAAATTACCGCTTCCAGTCAGTGCCGCGTTTCTTGCCGCAGCTGTATGAGCGTACCGGCTGACTTTCATTGCCATATTCCGTGCATCTGGATTATCCTTGAAAGGAAGGTCAATATTCATATTCAAAAGTAAATCAAGGCAGTCCTTCTGATTTTGATAGACTGTCATATCACCATTAATTATTTGATTTAGAATTGCTCGATACCATTCAAATGAGCCTTCTGTAATTTTTGACATAAAAATAGAGCCAGACCTCCCCTCTTTTAGGATTTCGTCTGGCTCTCATGTGGCTCTCTGACTTTTTTTATTCCAACCAATCATTATTTAAGTAATAAAATCCAAATACTACCAATCCGGTTAGTAAAATCCAACCGATTCTAAACAATATTAACGGCATATCGGATTCTAAATGTTCAACTGTTTCATTGATATTTATATTATTGTAAAACACTGATTTATCGCGGATTGTTTTGTCTTTTAACAACGTAAAGATTGTTCCTTTGTACTTAGTTCCAACACCATAGTATTTGTATCTGATATGACTGGATTCTTTTATAGTATCAATGTACTCATCATCTGGAAGAACAATTTTATTACTTTTGAAATTAATTCCGCAGAAATTTATCTTTTTAGCTTTCTTGCTTTCTTTTCCTACATAATCCCATGTCCAATACGTTTCTGTGGTGTAATATTTATGCTTTCCAGAACCATGCGAAACTCTTCTGGTATGCATGGTGTATTTTTCTTTTACTTTCTTAACATAAATGTATTTGCCACCGATTTCGGGGTAAGTAACTGTATCTACAGCCTTTAATTTGCCATATACAAAAGCATTTCCAATATTGGTTTCCATTCCATACTGAAATAAATCCGTGGACTCAATCTTTACTGCTTTATTGTATTTATCATTTTGGTTTATCTGCCAGTCGGATATTTTGGAAGAAATTAATACTCCAATAAGAAGCATTATTGCAATAATTGAAATACTAGCGATAATCTCTCTTCTTGTTATCTCAAATTCTCCAAAATTCCAACCTCTTTTCGTCTTCATAGCTATTCCTCAAACAAATTCTGTGGTGCTGATTCTGGTGCATCAAAATCGAGTAATTCAAATTCTTTTTTGTCATATCCAAGCATATTCAAGAATGATCTCTGAGGAAATGCTTTTACATATTTGCGATATGATTTGACTGACTTGTTGTAGTTCTCTCTGTATTCTGCAATAAGATTCTCTGTCATAGAAAGTTCTGTCATGAGCTGCTTGTAGTTCTCAGAAGATTTTAATTCCGGGTATGCTTCACTCACAGCTGAAATTGCAGTAGTAACATTCTCAATATCGTTTGAACCAGAAGTTCTTCCAGAAACAATAGCTTTTAATGTTTCACTCTCATGCTTATCATATTGTTTCACACAATCCGCAAGATTGTATACCAGATCAACTCTACGTTTCTCCTGTATCTTAATGTCCGATGATGCTGATTCCACCTGTTCTTCTAATGATATTGCATGATTCTGGAAGCTCTGCACTCCGAAGATTCCGAATATTGCAATTGCTATAGCTCCTACAAGTGAAATTAATAATACTTTCCATGCGTTTTTCATTCAACATATCCTCCTACAAATAAGTCACAAATTTCATCAAGTTGCATTTCTTTTATTTCGAATTTAACTTCTTCCCTGCTGTCAATATTGCGATAGCCCGGTTTTTCCTTCATTGCTTGTTGATAAAATTCATCTTCTTTCTGCTTTTTGATTTTCTTCGCTCTTTCCTTTGAAGTAAATACTCCAAATAGATGGAATTCTGAACCATATTGTTCAAAATAGGCATCTCCGTAAACCAGATATACTTTCATGCGTTCACCTCACTGGTATACCTAACTGTTTGTAAGTGAATACGGCAGTGTACTTCTTCCCGCATTTGTAGCAAGTTTCCGTAATAGTGCAAGTCTTTTCTTTGTCATTACATTTCGATTCTGTATCCGAACTTTTGAACTTGCAACCACCTGTCAGAATACATTTAATCCGTTTTGTGTTCATCTTGTTCTCCTTGCAAAACTTTTCTGATGCAATCCTCAACAAGTATAAAGTCTTTATATGACATACGCATCTCGCAATTGTAAAAATGCTTTCCAATTTCATTTACAATTAATTTATAAATTCTAAACTTGGTTTCTTCCGAAAGTTCGTCCAGTTCCACAGGTTTAGTCTTTTGAAGTTCTTCCGCATCGCTGCCGTCTGTTTCAATTTTTGAACACGCACAATCATAACAAGTACTCATACATTCACCTCGAATAAATTTACATTATTTTCTAAACCACCAAATATGTTTATCAAGAATATCTGCTTTTACATCACCATCAACATAACATTCACACCCCTCACCTGCAAATTCTGCCGGTGTTGTAAATTGTGGCATTCCATCTGGTTCCAATATGACACACGCCTGTCCAGAAATATAACTTGTTACAATGGCTGGTTCGCTACGCCACCAAACTTTTCTTCCGATAACATTTTTATCAAAATCAATTTCATTCAAATTCATTGGGTGCTCTAAAAAATCATTAATCATGCACTTCGCACGTTCAATTCCGCCTCTTACATCGCAGAATTTTTCTCCGTTTCTGGTAATAAACACGTTGCCAATCGTAGTTGCTTCAAATTCATCATGTCTGCATCGAGCGTAATTGTAAGGCGCATAATTTATTCCCCAGCATACGGGTTCTCCTTCGAATTGAACTAAATTCTCGCAATTTGGTTTTTCGTCCCTAGGATAAGCCCATAAATTGTTATTTCCGTATTTTCCACCGATTGTGTGTATATAGCCTTCTATTAAAACGACAAAATACGGTTTCCTATTAATTACTGTGTCCCAGTCCATTTGACGCATTTTTAGTCTCGAAATATCTGTAGTCCTGTCTATTAACTTGATTATTGGCATCTGATACCCTCCTTTTTCATGTGTTCACCTCACAATACTTCTAAGCGAATCCCACCACTCGTCTTTTTCATTTACATCTTCTACTCGCTCAAACATAAATTTAAGTTTATAGATTCCAGATTCTGTTGTAGCTGAGTCGATATGCATGAGTTTGAATTTTCTTTTAAGACATCCAATTTCAAGAATGCATTCCTCCGGAAGATCAGTGTAATTCATGACGCATTCTACCCAAATAATCCGTCTGCCTTCTTCATGATGTACTTCAATGTCAGCTAGTGCATTAATGATTTTTTCATCAATAATCTTAATTGGATAGTTCACTACACCATATTTTTTCATACATTCACCTCAAACTCTTTCTTGCAGTTGCTACCCTTGCATTTCAATTTAAGATGCCGAATTTTTGTCTCTGGGCTAATCAGAAGTGCTTTCTTCTCACAAAAAGGACAACAATACCACAGTTTGCCATTGATATTTTTTATTAATGCCCGTCCGTCCCACGGCTCCGGTGGGTTCATTACCTGAGAGAAATCTATCCCCTCAGATTCAAATGCTGTTTTGATGCTCATTAAAAAATCTCCTTAAATTTTCTGCCGTTCAAAACCATTGTCTTTGTTTCCCCAATACGGATATTGCTCTAAGCATTTTCTCATATACTCGTGCGGATATGATTTCGCAAAGTCAGCAATTTCTTTGATAGGTGCCTGTTGTATCTTCGTCCTCCATTCTGGATAACATTTTGTTTCTACGCCCATATCAGTTCAACCCATGAATCTTTCTTAGTTGTGCATATCGATCGACCATTACGTCCAATGCGGTCTGAAGCTGATTGATTGTGATGCAATCGGACTGATGCCGTTCGTCATACCATTTTGTATCTGGTCTTGAATCAGAAATAGCTTTTAGTTTTTCTTTCATAGAATCAATATACAATGTCATTTCGTCTATGGATTTATCCATTTCTGCGATTTTTTCTTTCAAATTCAAAATTTCATGTTGATTTGATTCTCTCTCATCAGCCAACCGAACAACCTCTTTTTTCAACTGATCTACTGTCCATGTTGCCATGTCTTCAATTCTCATAACTACCTCCCTTAGATTTTGGTAAACGTTTCCATATCATAGTTATCCCGGATATAATCTACACATCCACTGAGTTTTTCTTTTAGAAATTTATTCCAATCAAACGTCATTACGAACACCGGAATGCGAGTAAAATTCTTTGTTTTTTGTTTAAACCAGATATTATAAAGTCTTTTAATCATTTTATATCACCTTTTTATTCTATTGCTTGTCTCTCCAAGCACATTAACACCATTGTTACGTCTATCAAAGAATGTCGCTTTTAAGTTATGAATTTTTTTAATTCCATCAATTGAAAAATCAAATTCAGCATCAAATTCAGTTTTACAATTTGTACAAATCCATTCTGCATCAGTTCTCAAATCAATAATATTTACATCACCGCAAAAGAAATCCACTCCTGTATTGATTACTACTCCTCCGCAAAACGGACATTTACGTTTGTCTCGTAACGATAAATTATTTTCCATAATTTTATTTTTCCTTGCCCTCCCTGTGTTTCATCTGGCACTCGATCATCTTTGCTATATTCTCACGTTCCTGTTTTATTCCATGTCCTTGACGGAATAACTCGCATTCGAGAATATTTCCGCACTTGGAACATTCATCGTTGATTTCTTTGCCTGCTATTCGCATTTCCATCCATCCTGTACCATTTTAGGCTTGTATATTTTCTCGGTGTATCCCTCGCCGTTACATAAGTCGCAAGTAACTTCTATTTCTTTGTAATCATCGCAACACTCCCAGTATTGTGCACGATTTACTCTTTTGATAGTAGTTCCACTTCCGCCGCACTTCGGGCATCTATGAATTTTATTTCCTTGTATTAGACTTACAAGACCATTAAGAGTCGTTTCTCCACCGTATACATTTCTCAGACGTATCGCTTCATGAATTTTCATTATTTACACCCTCCCAACATTCACAACTATCATCAAGACATCTAAAGTCTGCACAATATTCACTGACACCATTGAAACAAACCCATGTGAAGCATCATGTCTTCTGCAATTCTTACAACATTTTTCTTCCATAAGTCACATCCTTAAACAAAAATTCCAGTACACGGACTTGAACCGCAACTAGCCACCCAACGTGGAGTACTGGAAACCAAACCATACTTTAGAAGTAATTTATTCCTACTATGGCAATCGTAGGAATCGGAAAGGCAAGATTCGAACTTGCGACGTCAAGGACTATGCGTCCTCCGCTCTCCCAACTGAGATACATTCCGAAAACCAACAATAGCTATGCTAAAGTCGGATTTCCTATCTACTCATGGTAGATGGAGCGGTGCATACACGATTCGAACGTGTACAACATTTCTGTTGGATAGGTTAGCAACCTACTCTGATACCATTACAGCAATGCACCATATTCAACCACGATTAGGATTTCTCCTTATTCACCATACTTGCAACCATGTTCAGCCACTGTGACGATAAGTCTGAGCTTTCGGGAGCGACCCTGAGCTTCTTACCGCGGTCAAAGCACACATGGGAGTGTCACCCACAAATTTCACGGTTCTTTCAGAAAATGTTTTTTATAGCATGAAATTTTTTTATGAATTGCCATACCGCTACTTTAACGAATCTCTTGTGTTATACCCTAATTTCTCAGGTTCAAGGCAAATCAGCTTAACGAGATTTCCGTTTAGTCTGTGGTCTCTCACACCACTCACATCAACGGATTATTCTTGCACAGCAAGCGTCTATTGTACGCCGACCACAAGGATTCTGCTTTTGGTCTCTTTATGATGATACACTACAAGGTGTGTTGGAAGTTTCTTCCTCCTCTAACAGAATCACTTCTGCTAAAAAGATGGTTGATAGTCCAGTATCCCGAACTACTCCATCTTACATAACCCTGTATCTCAGCTAGACTGAAAATCTATCTGCACTGAGTTAATCATGTTTGAAATTGCAGGAGACGGATTTGAACCGCCGTTCTCAAGGATATGAACCTTGCGAGATTCCGCTTCTCTATCCTGCGATGTACATGTTTGGAAGAACCATTTCAGCACGTTCACTTATTGACTACTAGAGGAAGTCACTATATCACCGATAAACAGTACGCATTCGGAACTCGGTTATACATTCCTGCGCACTGCCCTGTGCTTTTCCTACCACCAAACTTTCAGTCTCCAAACAATGGGAAAGATAGGAATTGAACCTATAATGTTTACCACAAGGGAACGGTTTTACAGACCGCCGCAACACCACCAATCGTTGCCGCTTTCCCATAACCCGGATTCCCGGGTTAGCAATATGTTTATCGTGTTATGCTTTCCACTAGACTGTTTTATGCTGTGTCAGCCACACAGAGTTGTTTCGGATATTATTATGCCTTTTGACTTTATGTTTCTTGAAAACTCCCTTGTCATCAATGTGCACCTGTGATGGCTTATTGAAACTAAGAAACATTCATCGGACGGGAAATCAGATCAAGCACAAGCCTATGCCGTTACATATCTTTGCTCATTCTGATTCACATACGCTCATCCGAAAGTTTTTTCTGCCCATAAAACGGATGGGCAGCATATGGAAGAAATGGAAATTCTGAGATTCGAAATCAGGACTTGCCGGTTATGAGCCGGGCGTTCTAACCACTGAACTAAATTTCCTGAGTAGAAAATATTACCAGCACCTCAAAGCCATATTTTCTACTGTTGCGATTCTTTGCCACCAGTCGCAACAAAGGCTCCCTTTTTTGGTTTTGCTGTCACCTATACGGGAATCCCATCCGGGACGTTTGAAGCCCCTTTAGACAGCTCCGTTGAGCTAGATGGGTATCGGAGGGTCTATGTGAAATAAACCTTTGCCAGGTACATGCGCAACCCGACAAATGGGGCTAGTGGGATTCGAACCCGCGAATACAGCAGTCAAAGTGCTGTGCCTTACCACTTGGCGATAGCCCTAAAATCTTTCTCCCACTCCGCACCATTACAAAAGCAGGAGAAAGAATTGTGTGTGATATAATTACTATTTCTGTAACGCAAACAATATATGTGGAGGAAATCAAATTTAATATAATCGACTACAGAAATTTTTTACACTAAGTCGGATGTAAAGAATATTTGCTTGCGTACCGCTCCACAATCGGGCAAGCGTATCCTTCCGGTTTAATTATAGGTTTAACCCGTTCTATGTTAAAAAACGGAATAATCCTCGTAGGAAATGCTAAAAGCATATAGTTACCTCGCTGTGCAGATTAATATGGTATTCAGAATGAGTCCTAATTCCAACACTGTAAAGAAGAAAGTAGAAAACATCGGTATTTTCTGCTCGTTAATTTGCGTCATAAGGAATGCAGCCAACGTTGTGAACACTATTATGTTGATTGCTACAGCAATGATCGTTAATGGTAATCTCATTTTTCCTCTCCAATCATAAAATTAAGTATCTTCTCTGCGATTTCTTCTTCCGGCTCAAATGGCAAGCCACAATAATTATAACGTTCTAAAGCCGATTTTAGGCTTGCTTTGAATCCACGGTAAATTTCCCCGTGTTGTAACAGTTCATGCCTTAAAACTGAAACTGCATCAGTAATTGATTGAGAAGTGAAACTAATTTGTGCCAGACACTCCATTTCAATATCCGGTTCTGCCATCATCTCGAATACAAATGTCGGAACTTCATCAATTGCAACATGGAAATCAACAGACTTTACTCTTGGGACTTCATGTCCGTCAATAAAGCACTGTGTCCCCATCCAATCATACGGACTCGGATTTATAATTCTTACAACAGGCATCTACACATCCCCTTTCTTGTGCATTGCAATACGCTAGAAGATGTTCTGCAATCTCTCTGAGCTGATTTGAGTCGTATTTCGGGCAAGTTAATGTTCCTTTATCCCCTAAATTAGCACTTACTTCGGCATCAATCAGCATAGTCGCTACATCAATCGGTTTATCTGGAAGCATTAAATCGTCCTGGTTCTTATGTACTCCCATAAAAAGCTCGATTCCATCCGCTTTCACTAGCATGTAATTGTGAACTTTATCGAAGTCCGGTACTTCCTCTGTAATAACTGCTTTTCCGTTTTCTACGTACACATAATAAACTTTTTCATTTCTATTCATTCGTTTCGTTCCTTTCCAAAATCGCCTTTTTTATTTTTGAAAATTTTTTCGAGTATCGACATTTACCTACCTCTTTCGAAAATATTCTGCCAGTGCTTCACGGGTAATCTGTGATATGCTTTTGCCGGTTCGGTTCTTCTCAGCTATGAGTTTTCGTTCTAGCTGGTACGGAATACGAATTCTGATTGATTCGCCCTGAGGATTATTATTTTTCATAGGCAGTATCCATCTTTACTGAAAGAATCGGTTTGTCATCAGCTTTCGCTAAAAGAGTAATGCCTTTACCCTCTTTCCAAGGAGATGTGACTATCTGAATATTGGAAACTCCAGTTTCACTACAGACATTCAGTAGTTGTCTGGCAATATCCATTAAGCCTGACCGAAGATAACCATCGTTGTTTACTATTTTTTCCATCTTGTGCCTTCCTTTCTGCGGATGTCAGTGATTATCAATCGTTAAGGATTACGGCTTGTTATGTTGCAATCACTATTTTTGCCATGTTGAGGGATTGTTGTTAAAAGGGCGTTTTTTAAATTTTGGGGCAGTCGGGGCACTCATTAGGCCGCTCGGGGCATCCATATACACCCCCTCCCGGGTCTGTTTCTGGTTTCCACTGTCCCGGTCTTAACGCTGCTTCTCGGATGTCTTCGGCAATGGTCAATAGAGTGCCAATGACTTTATCATTTCATCTATACGACAAACACAGATTTGTTCGATAGATTGCTTTGATTTGCTATACATCATGCACAAATTCAACTGTTATATATGTGCATATCTACCAAATACTGCTATGCCTGCCCTTTTTTGGTCTGTTTGTTCGTGCTCTGCGTACATTTCAACGATCTTGTGTACGTTCCACGCTGTTATAACTCCGGCTTTTCCATCTCTGGAAGCTCCAGAACGTCCTTGTACTTGTCTGCGATCTGCTGCGCTGTCTGCTGTGGTATGCCTTGTTGCTGCCCTGCTGGAATTGGTGCCGTCTCTGCCATGCCGTAAGCTACTTTACAAGCAAATATCAAGTTGGCATTCGTACCGTCCTGGTTGTGTAATTTATCCAACGCAAAGGCTCCACATGTTTCTTTCCATTTTTTGACCGTTATGCCATGTGTTGAGGCGGTTCTATAGTCTCCGTTCGCCCAATCGCTAAACGTCATGTTATTAATTCCAACTAATATTCCAAACATCTGCAAAGTAGGCGATATACTATATCTACCACATACACGTATATATATATTAAATATACTGTCTAATAGTTCTATATCATTATTACTTGGTTTTTCAATACGATCAGCAATATAAAAAAACATATCAATACGATTATTAGCTATATCTTTCTTATACTTTTCTATATTGTCATAATCTTCTTGATGTATGCATAATACAGTGTTTATATATTCATCTACCAATAACCATATTTTGTTTTCATATACCTCTATATTTTGGGATGTTGTTATAGTATTTGAATCCTTCACTGTATCACCTCACTTTATAACGTTAATCTATTAAATCATTATAAATAAAAAAATCCGGTCGGCTCTGGTTCGTTGTCCAGTAGCTAACCGGTTCAGTCCTCCAGCGGTTCGTTCTCGCTTTCGGTCTGTATCTGTATCTCTATTAACAGTATTAACATACAAGTTGTTGTTCTGTCAACTATTTATTTAAAACTTTTAGTCAATCTCATAAAACAACATATACTATATCTATGTATATTATTATAGTATATTTCTATATACTGTATATAAT